CCCTCCCTTTAATGAACTTAAAGACGAGCCAGATTCAAGTCCTATCATGTGGGCTATTTGTATGATAGAAGATCCAAATACTTATAATAAGCTTTTTGTTTTTAAAAAGGCTGAAAGACTTAATTGGGTCTGTAAGAATTATCTGAATGTTGAAGAGTCTGAGTTTGTAAAAAATTATGAGAAATATCTAAATGGTTACAAATATGCAGTGCTTACATCAAAAGAAGAACTGGAGTATTATGAATGGTCAAAGAAATTAGAAGAGCGTGACATGTTTATGCATAATACGCCTTATAATGAAGATACTTTTGAAATGCTGGATAAGATGATAGGTAATCATGACAAGATTTGGAAGCTATTTAGAGAGGCTGGAAAAGCACTTTTCTCAAAATCAGAACTTGAGAGAACAAGAGGTAATATAATTGAAAGTGAAAGCTCTCAAGGGTTAATTTAATTGCTTATGATATTTCCTGTTATACATAATAGGGATAACTTTCTTTTCAGAGAGCACCCTGTACTTCCAAAAAGTTTGGAAAGATTGGAGTATTGGAAAGAGCAAAAGAGGAGATGTATAGAGGGATATTGGGCAAAAGACGGTGAGGGTTACAGGTACATGACTCCTGTAGCCTATTTTTATGCCAACATTTTTAAGATTGAACACACAGACGAAGAAACAAACAGTAGGTATACTTTTTTTCCTGATTTAAGAGATATTGATTGGGCATTTTTTTATTCTTGGCTGACTTGTAGAGGTTTTAGTGGTTTTAAAGATGATGATGAATATACTTGTCACAGACTTGTGCAGAAATATGAGGAAGAAGAATTAGGCAAGCATAAAATGACAAGAGGGGAAAAGGTAAGATTAGAAAAAACACCGGGGGTTTTAAATAGTAAAGGAGAATACAAGAAGTATAGGAATGCATATGATTATTTGCTTCAAACTCATGATAAACCTCTTGGATTGCCTTACTATGCAAATGAAGCTTTAAATTTATTTGTGTTAGGTTCTCGTGGCTCAGGAAAATCTTTCTGGGCAGCCTCATGTATAGACCATGAATGGCTGTTTAATGGTGCAAAGAAATATGATGAGAAAAGTATAAAAACCCCCGACAGAGTAGAGATATTTATGGGTTCTGCTTTATCGGAAAAGAGTAACAAGTTATCTATAAAAGTATTGCAGGGACTTGAAAATATGGATGGCAGATATGAAGATTTGCCTTCACCTTTGTATATGCACTATACAGGAACATTGGAAAGCAATAATGCAAAATCTGTATTTAAACAAGGGATAAAGAAAAAGGTAGGGAATAAGGAAACATTGGTAGGTAGTAAATCTACAATAAGTCACGAGATATTTTCTCAGGTTAACTTACAAGCAGGTGTAGGTGGCAGGTATACTGTCATGGTTGTAGAAGAAGTAGGTCTTTTAGAAGATGTTATTATTGTGCATGGCGCCAATGAACAGTCTATGTCAACAAATCAGAGAAAGTTTGGCAGCTGTTTATATATAGGTACTGGGGGTGATATGGAAAAGATCATTCAATCTGAAGTACTTTTTAGGAATGGCTCTGCTTACAGATGTTTAACTTGGGAAGATGTATATGAACATAAGGGAGAGATAGGTTTTTTTGTCCCGAGTTATTATGTTACAAATCATAGAGACAGCAATGGAAATGCTATATTAGATATTTCACAGGAAGAAGAGTTAACTGAAAGACATAAAAAGAGGTCTTTAGACACAAGTATTGCTTATGAACAACACATTATGGCAAGGCCTATTGTGCCCTCTGAAATGTTTTTGACTAAAACAGGCAATATTTTTCCAAAAGCTGAAATACAAACCCAACTTGAATGGTTAGATAGAAATAATTATGTGAATACCTTGTCTGTTGGTTCTCTGCATTATGATAAAAGTAAAACTTATGGTGTGAGATTTACACCAGAAACAAATAAAAAGCCTCTTTGGAATTTTAATTTCCAAGGTGAGGGAGATATTGGCGGGGCTATTGTTGTATATGAACACCCACCTGATGAGATACCTAATGGGTTATATACGGTATCTTATGACCCTGTAAGAGATAATAATATTACTAAGTTAAGCCGTGGCGTATCACTTGCTGCAATTTATGTACATAAGGCATTTCAAGGATTTGATGGTTGTTATGACCAATTAGTTGCAGCTTATGTAGGAAGGCTTTCAAATGTTGATGATATACATGAGATTGCAATTAAACTTGCAAGATATTATAATGGTACTATTGCAGTAGAAAGTAACTTGCCTGGCATGAAGAATTATTGTATGTATTCGGGTAATTTAAGATTACTCGAAAAAACACCGACAATTACATTGGGAAATATTGCATACAATTCTAATAGGAAAGAAGAATATGGTTATCCTGTTGAAAATCAGGATATTAAAATACACGCAGAACAACTTTTAGCAAAATGGTTATTGCAAAAAAGATCAAGTGAATTTGATGATGCAGGTAATGAAATAAGAATGTATAGGAACATAGACTTTGTTTATGATAAAGGGTTATTACAGGAACTACTTGTTTATGATCGCAGTAATGGTAACTGGGACAGAGTTTCTTCAATGCTTGTTATGATGTTATCACTTGAAACAAAAAGAACCAAAAAAATACAAAAATTAACTGAAAACAACAATCCTGTTATAACGTGGTTTAAAAATCAAATGTATGAAAGAGTATAAAAAATACACAGTAGACTGTCTGAAAGACAGAATCCCATACTCACAAAAATCTAAAGATGATTTTGCGTGGGCTAAACAAAGAGCTGAATATTATGACCAAGGCTATTTTGATATCTTAACTAAAAGATATGAAAATATGCGTAAGAATTATAGGATGTATAAAGGAATACCTGACCAAAACAGCTATAAATTTCTCACTAATCCTGTAGATCCTGAACTGTCAAGTTCTGTTCCTTTTGTTTCTTATCCTATTATAGATAAGGTAATCAAGGCTATTCATGGAGAAGAAATACGCAGACCTTTAAAGCCTATAGTAATGGCTGTTAATGCTGACAGTATCTCATCAAGAAATAGGCAGAGGACTAAAATGATGCAAGAGTATTTGTATAATTCTATTTTTGGCAATCTACAGCAAGAGATGCAAATGCAAATGCAACAAGCCAAGACACCAGAAGAACAACAACAAATACAGCAAGAGTTTGAAAGAAAAAAAGAAGAAATGACTCCTAAAGAGATAGAAGTTTTTATGTCTAAGGAGTTTAGATTGCCTGAAGAAGTACAAGGACAACAAATACTTTCTGTCAAGTTAAAGCAGGACAGAATTAAGTATGAATTTGATACTGCATTTTTGCAAGGTTTAATTTCAGGCTTAGGTGTTGTAGAAGTTGAAGGTTATCCTAAGCCAAGTTTAAGAGCTTTAAATCCTTTATTTTTTACTTATGAGAAATCTTTCAATAGTCCCTTTATTCATGAGGGTTCTGCTTGGACTTATAGTGAATATTTAACTTTGCCTGAAGTTTATGAAGAGTTTAGCGAAGAGTTGACTGAAGAAGATATGAAAAAACTGGACAACATAAGGTCTGGTGCACAACATGAACCTATGTATCCACACCCGGGTATGTTTAATTGGGATTATTTTGAGGATATTGATAATCCTCTTCTTTGGCTTAACGATAACTATATCAGGAAGGTGAGAGTTGTGTTTAAAACTCTTAAACTGATAAAAAAAGTCACACGACTTAGTCCTGAAACAGGTATGATAGAAGAAATTATAGTAGACGAAGCTTATGTGTCAAATCCTCAAACAGATTTGTCAGAAGAAAAAGAGTGGATACCGGAACTTTGGAGTGTAACTAAACTGGATTTAATTGAGCCTATTTATTTGAGGATTGGACCAATGGAAAACCAGTACAGGGATATTGACAACCCTAAGGACATAACTCCGCCTTTTATAGGCGTAATTTATGATATTGTAAACGCTGATGAGCCTGTAAGTGTAGTTTCAAAAGGTAGTTATTGGCAGGAACTTTATGATATTGTAATGCATTATTTTAAGGTAGTGCTTGCCACAGACTGGGGAAATATTATTACATTGAATATAAATTCAAAGCCCTCAGAACTCTCTACAGGAGAGTGGCTGCACACTGCTGTTACAAAGAAATTTCTTTTGCTTGATTTGAATAAGGAAGGAACAAATCCTGCATTTGATGCCCAGGCAATAAAAGGTGTAGCGCTGTCTAATGCTTCAGATTTGACAAAGTATATGAACATACTTGCCTATATTCAGAAACAGTGTTTTGAAGCAATGTATTATAATGAGAGTAGACTTGGGATAACAATGCCCTATCAGACGGCAACAGCAAATCAACAGGATATTATACAGTCATCTACACAAACTATGCCTTATTTTAATATGCATAGATTGTTGGTAAAAGATGCACTTGAACTTTATCTGGAACTCTGGAGAAGATACTATGTGGAGCACCCGGAAGAACTTGCACTAATAGGTGATGATATGACAATAACGTCTTTGACAATTGATCCTAACATTATTGATTTGAAGAAGTATGGTGTGTTTATCGAAGATGATACAGACAGTCAACAGATACTTGACCAGATGAAAGGAAGTGCAAGAGAAATTATCCAGACCACTGGAGGTGATTTGAGAATAGTCCTTGAACTTTTGACAGCAAAAGACCCGATGGAGATTAAAAATAAGATAAATAGGTTGATGGAAGACATGGAGGAAAAACAAGCTCAGCAACAACAACAGCAACAAGCAATGGAGCAAGAGAGAATGAAACATGAAATGGAAATGCTTCAGGCTAAATTCCAGCATGAAACACAGCTTAAACAAATGGACGCTGAAGGCAAATTAGCTGCAGCATCCGTTGATGTGCAAAAGTTTGCTCTTGCACAGGATGTGGATGGCAATAAACAGGCGGATACTGTTGAAAGAACTAAAATGGAAATGGAGCAAAAAGACAAAGACAGAGACCTAAAAAGGGAGATTGAAATGGAAAAATTGAAGCTTGAGGAGAAAAAGATAGAAGTAATGAAAACAAAGAAAACAGGTAACTAAGTCTATTATATAGACTTTTTTCAACTAAAAATAAGAAATTTCTTGACAAAATTAAATCAAATAAATTAACTTTGCACTATGGCACTTGACATTGATAATTTGAACTTCTTCGAAGAAGATGTAGAAGATGTAATGAAAGAACAGCTGGAAGACAACTCTATTCCAGCATCTGCTGAAGAACAGCCCGAAGAACCTGAAGAATCTGAAGAAATAGGACTATTTTCGGCAATAGTAAAGACCTTGAATAATAAAGGTATTACAGAGTTGCCCGAGGATATAGATTATGATGAAGACAGCTTTATTGATGCCCTATATGAGCAGGCAAAAAATACTGTACTTTCAGATTTAGGTATAGAGGATGAAAGAACTCAAAAAGTTTTAAAGTACATTTCTTCTGGTGGAGACCTCAAACAACTCTCCAAGTTTTATGAAAATGGCGCAGGCAATGTAGATGACTTGGACGATGCTGATAATCAGAAGCAGATTGTAATGGAACATTATCAGTCATTAGGAATGTCACCACGAAGAATTGCAACAATCATTCAAACTTTAGAAGACGATGGTGAACTGGAATTCGAAGCAAAAGAAATTGCATCAAAAAAACAATCAGAGTTTGAACAACAGGAAAAAGAATTTTTCAGGCAGCAGGAACAGAGAGAAAGGGAGAAACAGGAAAGAGAAAAAGAGTATAAAAGAACGCTTGAAACTACTCTTAATACATCTAAGGAATTTTATGGTGTAGAAGTAACTGATACACAAAGAAAACAATTTAAAGAGTGGTTGAATAAACCCGTGAAGTATCAGCACACCGACGGAAAAATTTATAATCTGACACAGGCTCAGATTAAACAAATGGAGTTGCAAAACAATCCTAAAAAATATGCAGAATTTACTCTTGCTGTTCAATATATGTTAATGAACAATTTTAGTAACCCTGCTAAAGAAAAAGAAGTAGAAAGAAAAACAACACAAAAAATATGGAACAAGGTTAGCCTTCCTTCAGGGGGCAAACTGAAAACCACAAAAAGAGAATCAATTGATGATGTATCATTTAATTAGTAAACAATTATGAATAACAACGTTTTAAAAGTTAGCAAGTATCTTGTTAAATTCACTGACCAGAAAGACAAAGCCTGGTCGACATTTACTGCCCACAGACACTTGAGCTATAGTGGTCTGGCTGCCCCCGAGGATATCACAGGAGCTATTATTCCTAAAGTATCTACTATGTTGGGTATTGAATACAAAGGCACTCCTTTAACCGATATGACAAAAGGTTCAGGTAAAACTATTGAACTTGACGGTTTTGAGTGGACTTGGCAATTGAGAGGTGACAATTATCGTCCCTTAGTTATTTTGGAAGACTATGAACCCAACGTTCAGTTTCCCGGTATTGGAAGGTCTATTTTTAAAGTAAAAGTGGACTGTAATATTGCCCTCAGAGGCTCTGTGATTTTGTTTGAAGGTCCTCAAAAATTTCAGGCACGTGTTCAAAATGACCCTTATGCTGATGGCAGTGGTTTTATTTTGGAATGTCAGGTAATAACTGATGATGACGGAATGTTTATTCCTAAAGATCTTTTGATGCCTGGCGCCATTGTACAAATTGCATGGGCTTCTTATGGTGAAGCATCTGTAGACAGTGGTCCTACCAAATACATGATGGATAATGTATTCAAAATGAGAAGTTGGTTGACCAAACTGCGCAAAAAATATAAAGTAACCGGTGATGCTTTCAGACAAAAACTTAATCGTGGTGAATATACCCACTTATTGGTTAAAGAAGGCAAGGCAGGTTCACCCACCTATTGGTCAAGCTTTGCTGATATGATTTTTGAAGCCGAACTTGCCCAGGAAGTTGAATGGGCTATGGTTTGGGCAAGAGGTCAAAATCAGTCTGTTATGGACTTATCTTCTTCTGAAATTGTTCAACAAGGTCCTGGTCTGGATGAACTTCTTGAAGAAGCCCCCCAATTTACTTACAATACATTTAGCATTCCGCTGTTGGAAGAAGCCCTTTATGCCAACTACTTTAACCGTGTGCCCTGGCAAAAAAGAAATGTAGTAATCTACTCAGGTGAAAGAGGTATCAAGAAAATCCAGGACGCTATTGGCAATATTGCTAATGGTCAATGGTCTGACATGGCTTCTTTCTTTATTGATAAAATGGGTAAAAGAAGTGAAGACGAAGCCACTGATTTGGTGTATGGCGCTTACTACAAAGCATACAGAATGCAGCTTGGTGGTAGTGTAACTTTTGCACATTTGCCCAGCCTTGATGACCCGAAAATCAACCTCGAAAAAGATGAAGAAGGTTATCCTCTGAATAGCAGCAAAATGTATATCCTTGACCTTGGTTTTGGTAATGCATTCAGCGGCGACAACCTTAAATATGTGAATTTGAGAAATGGCGATGCTAAAATAGTAATTCCTGGTTTTGTTAGTCCTATGGGTATTGGCAAAACAGCTGAATTCCCTGCAGCACACAGTGGTGACTGGTATGAAGTACATGCTATGAAACATTTTGGTGTTCAACTGCATGACCCCAGCTATGCAATGGTATTAAGCCCCGCTTCTAAATACGCATAACAAAAAAACTTAACAAAACTATGATAGCAACAAATAAAATAACCATTTTACCCGTTCCTGCTAATCAGAAATCCTGGAGCATAGCAAGTAATCCAAGCGGTGTGATGAATGAATTGCCCTTTAGAATAAATCACACATATTCTCCAAAGTTTGATGTGAGTAAGGGCAGTTATATTTTAGAGGGTATTTCAGATAAAGAGTTGCAAGAAATAGTAACAGAACTCTCATTGACAGACGATAAAGGAAACACGATTACCAAGGCTAATAAGTTTAACAAGCTGGATCCTTTCTTTAATCATAGGTCAGTGAGAGTTTCTCTTACAAGAAATGCAAAAATCTTTGATTTGACAAACCCTTTAAACAGACTTCACCTTGCAATTTTGAAAACTTACAACATTCTTGCTGCAAGTAAAGCTGAAGTAAAGAGTGGGGCTAAATGGTTTATTGAAGATAAAGACAGAGAAGCAACAAAGATTATTGACCAGGCATCTAAGGCAAAAGAATGTCTTGAAACTTTTAACAAATTAACTGCAAAACAGAAAAGAATTGTACTTGCTGCCTTATCAGCTCAGTATCCTAATTATGTGGACACTCGAATTACTAAGGAAACAGGACAAGACATGATAGAAGCAGTTTTATTTAACATTGCAACTAACTCAAAAACAGACAAATATGGAATTTCTCCATCAGATGCATTTTTGAGTATTGCAAAGGAAGGTGGTGAAGTTCTTTCAATTAAATCTTTAATTGGCAGAGCTTTAAATGAAGGAGTTATCAGAAAAAGAGGCGATAAGTATTTCTATAAAGAAGAAGAACTTGCCTCAGGATACGAATCTCTGCTCCATCTTTTGAAAAGTCCTGACAAACAATTGACTTATGAGGCAATTGAAAGAGATTTGACACTAATTGAAAAAAGATAACAAATGTATCCGATAGAAAGCTTGCACTATGGGTTTAGACTGCACAAGAATATCATTGACAGTGAACAACGCTCAAATTTTAGTGTTGAGCAAATAGATGTATATTTAAATGAAGCTCTTACCTTATATATTGCAATAGTAGCTGAACAAGCAGAATATAATCAGAAGAGATTAGATGATTTGAGACCTTTAATAGTTCGTGAAGCATCACTTATAAGTGATAGCTCTGATACTGAAAAAACCTCTTTCAGACTTCCTGCTGATTATTATAGACGACTAAGAAGCTTTTCTATTTCAGAAAATTGTCCTAATGTAATTTCACATATACCTTGCCAGCTTGATGATTTAGATAACTATTTAAAAGATAGTAACTATAAGCCAAGTTTATCTTGGGGTGAAACAGTGGTTTATTTACATGGAAATCTTATTGACGTATATCACCAGGGGCAGTTTAATCCTGTGATTACCAAAATGGACTACATCAAAAAACACCCACGATTAGGAAATCCTGAAAAGAGTAGAGCTGGAAGTTACAATTTACCTGATGGTACAGCAGCTGTTCAACAAGGACTTTTATTGGATACAACAAACCAACCGGACATTATAGTAGAAATTGCAGTATTAAATGCTTCAATGGATACTTCAAGTCAAGAATATCAACTCAGATTAAACAAACTTTTTAATTTAAACAAGATTTAATAATATGTATCAAAGTACAACAAACAGAGAGCTTGTTTTGGTTACCTCAGGCAACCAGGCACTTGTAGCTCCGGGTACAGCTTTGACTACTCACACTTCAACTCCTGACTGTTGTGGTGGTCTTCCTACTGTAACAACCACTTATAATATATTACCTGGTCAACTTGGTGTATTTGACGCTAATACCAGAAAAGCAGTAACTGCTGATGACCTTACTCAATTGAGAGGTAATATTTTCTTTGCTGTTGGTGTAGATACCAATGGTGACAACACTACTGACGATATTATCACTGTTCCCGGTGATGTTATCAATACCTGTTCAATTACAAGAGCAACTGCAGAACCCTACAGAGCACACAAAGCAGAAATTGTTGATTTCCTTTTTGATTGTGCTACCTGTGGTGGAGAATATGTTTTTGCTATTGAAGTTAAAGACAACATGCTGAGAAGGTTTTATCAGGCTCAACGTGATCCTCAAGATGTTTATGCAGTTAAAGTTGACTGCTGTCCCGACTGTGAAGGTGAATTGCCTACTGTAACTTGTGAAAAAATTGTTGATGCAGTTTTGTGTGAGTACAACAGAAGAAAAAAACAGCCTCATAGCCAATACTTCACTTATCCTTATTATACTATTACAGCTACCCCTGAAATTGACAGAACTGTAACTGTAGGCTGTGGTGACGATGAAAAAGGAAAAACATTTACTTGTGGTATTCGTGTAACTGGTATTACTCCTACAAGAGTATGCAACTGTTATGACCCCGAACTTTTCAAAACTTATAAACCTGGTTCTAAAATCTGTATCTATCCTAAATCAGGCTTTAACTGTGGCGATCACTTTTTGAATGTAAAACAGACACTTGTTTTTGCTGAAGGCCAAGGTGATGAAGTTCAACATAGAGAACTTATCAATAACCAATCTGCAAGAGGAAGAGGCAACACAAGATATCATTGGGATAGTGAAGATTTAATTACCCCTGGTAAATATACTGGTATTAATCAAACTACCAATGCTGTTTGTAGTTCTAATTACTGTCAATATATTCTTGAGTATGATGCCCCCAGCTATAGCACGGGACTTCAATCTTATCATGCAGCCAAAATGAGAGTAATTATCGCTGTTCCTACAGCTTCTGCTGTTACCCAAGCTGCTTTTGAGGCTATTATCAACCCTTACCTGATTGAAAGAAATTGTATCATAGGCCCTATTACCTGTGCAGGTGATCAAGATCAGAAGGACGGAGAAAATGTAGAATTACCCTAAATGGGTCCTAAGTAGACTAAATCATAATTCAGCAATATGGAATCAAACTATCAAGTACTCTCGCTATTGTTTAAATATTTTGGGGTATCAGAATATGCTAAAGGCGCCAACCCCACTATTCTTGCCTGGATACGCAAATATTTTCCTAAGGCAAAAGATGATAACGATTATAGCTGGTGCAGTATTGGTTTGATTTCCATATTGTCTGAAAATGAAAGATTTAAACAACAGATTTTAGAAAGCAGGATTGACCCTATGGCGAGGTCTTGGCTTAGACTCCCATCAGATGTATTTGAAGCACAGCCAGGAGATATTGTTATACTTTCTCGTGGTACTGGATTATCTGGTCATGTTGGAGTTTTTCTTGGAGAGAATTTTAATAACAAAAATCAAATAAACCTGATAGGCTGTAATCAATCAGATTCTGTATCAATTGCTTCGTTTGATAAATCAAGAATTTTGGGTGTCCGCAGGCTTATCTAAAAAACCATAAAATCATGGCAAAATATTATATATCTCCTGGAGTTATTGTTCCAAGAGAAGTTCTCAATAATGTTCTTTTAAATAGAGATGAATTTGATCCTATTTTTTCTGCGCTTCTTCAGGAATCTTTTACTGAAATAGCATCTGGTCTGCAGGGTGATTTTCTTGAAACAGAAGTTACAGAGAATACAGAAATTGAGTCTACAAAATTTAATCTTCTGTTTTCTTCTACTGTTGGTACTTTTAATGTACAAAGAGAAAGCATAGCCGGTGTTAAACAGGTTCTAGCTATGAACGAACCTGCCCCCGGGGTTGTTGTAAACAGCTTTGGTATTATACACAGAGGAAATACGGACATGAAACTCTGTATTGCAACTGATGACAGAGTATATTTACAGGCTGGTGATGATGTTGCAGTAGAATATTCACAAGTTATTGCTGAACCCACTTACGCCGAAGTAAGTTATACTGCTACTGGTGGTGACAATTCAACTTTGACTGTAGCTAATGGAACCATTACTTTAACAGCAGTTAAAACAGTCATTAGCAATTTAGGTGCAGAAAGTGTAATTTCGCCTGTTACTGGCTCAGATTTGTGGGTTAAAACTGAAGGTCAAGGCTCTGCAAATAGTGACAGTATTGAAATATCTACTGGTGAGGTTGCTACTTTAGGGTCTACTGGAGACATTGAAATTATCACGGGTAACACCCTTAATGGTGATACTGGAAGTATTGTATTAAGAACAGGTACTGCTACTACTGGCAATGGTGGAAAAATTCGTCTTGAGCTTGGTGATGGTTCTGTAGCTGATGGTAGACTGATTATTTCTAATCTTCCTGAATTTGCTGATAACGCTGCCGCCCTTTTGGGTGGACTTGTTGCAGGCAATGTTTATAAAACAAATACAGGCGAATTAAGAATAACTGTATAAGTATGGAACATATTGCTTTATTTTCTGGCATAATTATAGCAATGGTTGCAGGAATATTTTCTGCAGTTGTTGCTGCTACTAATGTGTATGGCAACTACATTATTAAAAAAATGGAGTTGAAAGAAAAACAGGCAGTTGCTGAAAAAGTAGAAAAAAACCAGAAAGCAATTATTCATGATATAAAATCAGGGGAAGAATTGAAGCAACTCCTATCTAAAATACAAAAAATAACTGAAGCATCAAGAGTAAATGTTTGGATGTTCCACAATGGAGGTTATTACTATACTGGAGAGCCTATCCAACGTATGACTATGATTACTGAAAAAAATAAAGATGGGGTAGAACCCGTCAAACATAAATCTATAGGTATTCCTGTAAGAATGTTTGGAAGAAACCTCGCTAAACTTGTAGAAAAAGACACACTTTATTCACAAGAAAGAAATGAACTTGCCTACAATGATGCTCTTTCTTTAATTAATTCAGAAAATCACGTTATTAGTTCAGCACTTTTTAAGTTGAAAAGTTCAGATAACAAAGATTGG